AAATAACGCAACACAGACTACTAACTTGATTCAATACTTCAGTTCACTTTCATCTTCGTCATATGCAGTATTTGATAGTGGATATAAGTACACTTATGATAGATTTAACAACAACTTTGTATACGTTCCTTGTAATGCAGATATTGCAGGTCTAATGACTCGCACAAATATTGTTGCATATCCTTGGTTCTCACCTGCAGGACAACAAAGAGGAATCTTGAATAATGCAATTAAACTTGCATATAATCCTTCTAAGGCACAAAGAGATCAACTTTATCCTTTGAGAATTAACTCAATCGTCACTCAACCTGGCATTGGAACTCTTCTCTTTGGTGATAAGACTGCTCTTGGATACGCATCCGCATTTGATAGAATCAATGTTCGTCGCTTGTTCCTTACAATTGAGCAAGCACTTCAAAGAGCAGCACAAGCTCAACTCTTTGAACTCAATGATGAACTGACTAGAGCAAACTTCAGAAACATTGTTGAACCTTACCTCCGTGATATTCAGGCAAAGAGAGGTCTTTACGGATTCCTAGTTGTTTGTGATACTACAAATAACACTCCTGATGTTATTGATAACAACGAATTCAGAGCAGACATCTATCTGAAACCTGCTAAATCTATTAACTATGTAACACTTACCTTTGTTGCCACAAGAACAGGTGTAAGTTTTGAAGAAGTAGCTGGTACAGTTTGATTTTAATTAAACCAACAAAAAGGAGGAACTAAAAAATGGCACATTCTATTCAAGACTTCAAATCAGCACTTGTTGGGGGCGGCGCCCGCCCCAATCTATTTGAGGTTACTATTCCATCTCCACCAACTGGAGTTACTTTAACTCCAAATTTTCCAATTCTTTGTAAGGCAGCTGCATTACCTGCATCAAATGTTGGTCAAATTGATGTTCCTTTTAGAGGAAGAATTTTTAAAGTTGCCGGAGACCGCACATTTGATACATGGCAGATTACTGTCATTAATGATCAAGATTTTACAATCAGAAGTGCATTTGAAATTTGGATGCAATCTATTGCTCAATATGGAGATGGAAGTGGTTTTACCAATCCAGCAGATTATATGAGAGATGCATTCGTCAAGCAATTCAAAAGAGGTAAAAGTGCTGTGGGAACAGGCGTTGCTACAGGTGCTGGACTTGAAGTTGTAAAAACTTATCAATTCTATGATGTTTTCCCAACAAATATCTCAGCAATTGACCTTTCATATGATACTGCAGATACTATTGAAGAATTTACGGTTGAGTTCCAAGTTCAGTACTGGACACCTGCCACAAATAAAGCATAATAAATAGTCTAAAGATAAAGACTAAAAATAAATTATGGCAAAATTATTTGGATTCTCTATTGAGAATACTGAACCACCATCACCCACTGCGGTTTCCCCCGTACCTCCTAATAATGAGGATGCGTCGGATTACTATCTGAGCAGTGGGTTTTTTGGTTCATATGTTGATATTGAAGGTGTTTATAGAACTGAATATGATCTAATCAAAAGATACCGTGAAATGGCACTTCATCCGGAGTGTGATAGTGCCATTGAGGATATTGTAAACGAGGCTGTTGTAAGTGATACAAATGATAGTCCAATAGCAATTGAACTTTCAAATCTGAATGCAAGTGATGGTATTAAGAATAAAATTAGAAATGAATTTAAGTACATTCTCGAACTTCTGGATTTCAATAAAAAATCTCACGAAATTTATAGAAATTGGTACATTGATGGAAGACTTTACTACCACAAAGTAATTGATCTTAAAAATCCAGAAGCAGGGATTCAAGAATTGAGATATATTGACGCAATGAAAATGCGTTATGTAAGGCAGGCAAAGAAAAAGCAAGAAGATAAGTATAGAGTTTCTAATAGAAATGTTGAAAATCCGATGGATTTTGAGTTTCCTGAAATTGAGGAATACTTTGTTTATAATCCAAAGATGACTTATCCAACAGGAACTCCAGCACCTGGAACTCTTGGTGGTTCAAGTCAAGGAATCAAAATGTCCAGAGATTCAATTACTTACTGCACTTCGGGGCTTGTAGATAGAAATAAGGGGTCAACTCTTTCATATCTCCACAAAGCAATTAAGTCACTCAATCAATTAAGAATGATTGAGGATAGTCTTGTTATCTATCGTTTGTCAAGAGCACCAGAACGTCGTATTTTTTATATTGATGTTGGTAATCTTCCTAAGGTTAAGGCAGAGCAATATCTTCGTGATGTTATGATGCGTTATCGTAACAAACTTGTGTATGATGCAAGTACTGGCGAGGTTCGTGATGATAAAAAATTCATGAGTATGTTAGAAGATTTCTGGTTGCCTCGCAGAGAAGGTGGACGTGGTACAGAAATTACAACACTTCCAGGTGGACAAAACCTTGGAGAAATCACTGATATTGAATATTTCAAGAAGAAACTTTATCGTTCTCTGAATGTTCCACCATCAAGAATGGATGGAGAAGGTGGATTTAATCTTGGACGTTCTTCAGAAATTCTTCGTGATGAAGTCAAGTTTACAAAGTTTGTTGCACGTTTAAGAAAGAGATTTGCTGCAATGTTCAGTGATATGCTGAAAACTCAATTAATTCTCAAGAACATTATCACCCCAGAAGATTGGGCAGTGATGGATGAACATATTCAATATGATTTCCTCTATGATAATCATTTCAGTGAACTTAAAGATGCAGAACTTCTGAACGAAAGACTCAATATGGTTCAGGTTGCAGAACCATATGTGGGTAAATATTTCTCGCAAGATTATATAAGACGTAAAATTCTTCGTCAAACTGATATTGAAATTATTGAGCAGGATAAATTGATTAAGCAAGAAATTGAAGATGGAATTATTCCCGATCCAAGTATTCCAGTTGACCCGATGACAGGAATGCCAATGGATCCAAATGCACCGATGATGGATTTGGGAAAACCAGTAATGGAACCAAATACTGATGGAGTAAAAGGTGGTGGGGCCACCGAAGCAGATGGTAGAGCAGCTGAACTCGATACCTCTATTACAAGAATGCCCAAAGGAGGGCAGATATAAATATTAACAACTAATCATTGAAAGTATAAAAAAATGGATGAATTAATGGATATGATTGCTACTGATGAGTCACCATCACAGATTAGCGATAAAATTAAAGATTTACTTTTTGCAAAATCCGCAGAAAGAATTGATGCTTTCCGTCCTATGGTAGCTAATTCAATCTTTGGCGAAGAAGAAGTAGAAGATACCTATGAGGTTGATGAGACTGAATATGAGGTAGATGAAGAAGAGTGATAGATAATGTCAGAAAATCTATCAGATTTCTTTAACCTCATAGCAGAAGCAAATAATCAAAAGAAAAAATTAAAAGAAGAAGAAGATAAGTTTATTTCAGAACTTATTGGATCTAATAACATAGTTGAAAATATACTTCGTGAACTTACTGGAAATGAGTATGAAGAACATCAAGAATTGGTTGATAATATTATTGAAGAAGTAGAAGAGGAGGTAAAGGGTATTAATGATGTTGTTAGAAATATCATCAGCCCAGAACTTCAACAAGATACTAAAAAATATATCAAAGAAGGATTATTAAATATTCCCTCCAATGAGAAAAATTTAGATCCTCTTACTCCACTCAATCAAAACTTTGTAACTTTAGATCAACTTCAACAGCATTATAAGTTATTCATCAATCGTATTCAACAACAACTTTCCACATTAGGTGGCGGTGGGGAAACGAGATTGAGATATTTGGATGATGTTGTAGGTGTTGCAACAAATTCAAGTTTTTATGATGACAAATTTCTTCAATGGAACTCGACTACAAATGAAGCTGAGTTTGTAACTATTAATTCTGGAAATATAAGTGGGATATCTACTGGATATTATGGCAACTTCTTTGACACTACAACACAAACAGTAATTGGAATTAATACATATCAACCAGTTAGACTAAACACAACGGACCTTTCAAATCAAGTATCAATAGCAAATAGTTCTCATATTATTGTTGCAAATAGTGGTGTTTATAATATTCAATTTTCCTTACAAATAGATAAAACACAAGGTTCTGGTGCCCATATTTTTATTTGGTTGAGTAAAAATGGTATTAATATTCCAAATAGTGCAACAGAATTGGCAGTTCAGGGAACCAGTTCAGAAATTGTTGCTGCATGGAACTTCGTAGTAGCATCAAATGCAAATGATTATTACGAACTTATGTGGAGTGCTACTGATTTACATATAAGATTAAAAGCAGTTGGTGCATCTGCAGTTGTTCCTGCAATACCATCAGTTATTGTGAGTGTGGTGTCAGTATAACAAATTTGGTTTTGTGGAACTTATAAAGTAATAAATAACTAATAAATGTATTATACGAGTAATGACGCATAGACCAGTTGGGGCAGGTGCCTCATTTGCATTTACAGCAGGAGCTGCATCAACATCATCAGCATTTTCAGTTCAGTCTGATACTTTGAGAGTGATTGCGGTTGGTGGAGCAGCACACGTTGCAATTGCAGCAAGTCCAGCTACAACAGCAACTGACTACTACATTCCCTCAGGAACTGCGGTAACTCTTGCATTAACCAAGGCATCTAATAGAGTAGTTGGTGTTACTACTGGAGCAACAACAATTCTTACTTTTGCAGAAGGAACTCAGGCACCATTTGGTGTTGGTGATTTTATCAGCCTAACTGCAAGTGGACAATCTTATTATGATTTCTCTCACCAAAGAGTTGCATCAGTAGATACATCTTCTGGTGTAAGTGGATATTTCCAAAGCAGAATTACCGTAAGCTATAATTCAAGTGGAATTTTGACTGCTTTTGCACCAACTGATGCTACCGCAGTTATTTCTCAAAAGATTGCTGCTTTTGGAGCAGGTAGTGGAGCACTTTATTATCAACAAGTACAAATTACCAATCAAGCATAAAATGAAACTCATCAGAGAAGAAATCGAATCCGTAGAGTTTATCGTTGAAAATCACAACGGTAAAAAGTCACTCTATATTGAAGGAGTATTTCTCCAAGGAAACATCAAGAACCGTAATGGTCGTATGTATCCTATGGAAACTCTTCGCCGCGAAGTTTCCAGATATAGCGAAAATCACATTCAAAGTGGAAGAGCTCTTGGAGAGCTTGGACACCCAGATGGTCCTACCGTTAATCTTGACCGCGTTTCTCATAAGATTGTTTCTTTGAGAGAAAGTGGTTCAAACTTTATTGGTAAGGCAAAGATTCTTTCCACCCCTATGGGTAAGATTGCAGAATCACTTATTAGCGAAGGTGTAAAACTTGGTGTTTCATCTCGTGGTATTGGTTCCTTAAAACTGACAAGAGAAGGAATTAATGTTGTTGGCGAAGATTTTATGCTCGCTACTGCTGCTGATATTGTTGCTGACCCTTCTGCTCCTGATGCTTTTGTTCAGGGAATTATGGAAGGTAAGGAATGGGTATGGGATGGAGGCATTCTTCGTGAAAAGTATGCAACCAAAACATATGCAAGAATTAATACTCTTGTTGATCAGAAGAAACTTGATGAGCAGAAATTAGATCTGTTCAACAATTTCTTAAACAATTTGTAATTTGTTAAATTATAAATAAATATAGTTTATAACCTAAGGTTAAACGGAGAGTTCAAATGTCTCGTGGAGATTTACAAGAAATGGAAGTAGGCACTAAGCAATCCAAAACTGCCGTTAATGCAAATGCTAAGGCAGGAGAAGGAATGTCAAAATTGGCTGGCGGCGCGGTTGCTGGTCAAAGTGGTAGTTGGGAAGATCTTGGGGGTCCTACTCCTGAGAATTATCGCTCCGACGATGATTCAGCAAAGCTGAAAACACCTGGAGCAACACTCAAGCAAGTTAGAGATGTTGTCAACAAAGGTGCAAAATCTGCGGTGCCTATGACAGGCGTTAAGGAAGATGAGGAACTCGATGACGAGTCACTCCTCTACGAGGCAGAAGAATCTGAAGATGAAGGTGACGAGGAAGAGGATAAAAAAGAAAACAGCAAGAAAAAATCTAAAAAGTCTGAAGAAGACGATGAGGATATGAAGGAAGGATTTGATATCGAAGAAGATGTTAATGCTCTTCTTGGTGGAGAAGAACTTTCCGAGCAATTCAAAGCAAAAGCAAAGACAATCTTTGAGGCTGCTTTGAAATCAAAAGTTACCGAAATCAAAGAAGCACTCGAAATTCAATATTCCGAAGCACTTGCTGAGGAAGTTGAAGTTGTTAAAGAAGAGCTCTCAAATCGTGTAGATGCATACCTTGAGTATGTATCTGATGAGTGGTTCGCTGAGAACGCACTCGCAATTGAAGGCGGTCTTAAGACCGAAATGACCGAATCATTCCTTGAAGGAATGAAGGGTCTTTTTGAAGAACATTATGTAACAATCCCTGAAGATAAATATGATGTGCTTGAGAGCATGGTAGATAAACTTGATGACATGGAGACAAAACTCAACGAGCAGATTGAGAAAAATATTTCCCTTAACAAGCGTCTCGCAGAGTCGGTTGCTGATGGGATCTTAGATCAGGTTTCTGAGGGACTTGCTTCCACTCAGAAAGAGAAGCTCGCCTCACTTGCTGAAAGTGTTGGGTTTGAAAGTGAAGAAGAATATCGTGAGAAACTGGAGACCTTGAAGGAGTCATACTTCTCAAGATCGGTATCTCCATCTGCTAAAACTGAAACCCTGTCCGAGGGTGTAGACAGTTCCCATGATTCTGTTTCAGGATCTATGGCTGCTTATCTGAAGACTCTTTCAGCATTCGGCAAATAACTGAATTTAATATTAAATCAAACGCAAACAATCACTTACAAAAAGGTAAACGCAAATGTTCCAATCCGAGCATCTGCAGGAAAAGTGGGCACCTCTCCTTAATTATGAGGGTCTTGATCCAATCAGAGATTCCCATCGTAAAGCGGTAACCGCTGTCCTGTTAGAAAACCAAGAAAAATTCCTCCGTGAGGAATCAGCATTTAATTCAGGTATCAACCTGATGGAAGCACCAACCAACTCAGCTGGTACTGGTGGTTTCGGTGGCAACTCAACTGCTGGCGGTCCTACCGCTGGTTTCGATCCCGTTCTGATCTCATTGATCAGACGTTCAATGCCTAACTTGGTCGCATATGACCTCGCTGGCGTTCAACCAATGAACGGTCCTACTGGACTTATCTTTGCAATGCGCTCCCGCTATACCAACCAGAGCGGTAATGAAGCATTCTTCAACGAAGTTGATTCTGCATACTCTGGACAGGATGCTGGTTTTAACGTTACAGGTGGTTTCTCAGATGGTCCTGTTGGTTTTGGTACTACTGCACAGTCAGGTACTAACCCTTCAGTTCTGAACCCTGTTGGTACTGCAACCACCAACCCCTCACCATATAATACTGGTGGTGGTATGGCTACTGGTGATGCTGAGAACCTTGATGGCACTAGTGGAGATGCTTTCAACCAGATGGCTTTCTCAATTGAGAAAGTTACTGTTACTGCAAAGTCACGTGCTCTGAAGGCTGAGTATTCACTCGAACTCGCACAAGACCTCAAGGCAATCCACGGTCTGAATGCTGAAGCGGAATTGGCAAACATTCTCTCAACAGAGATTCTTGCTGAAATCAACCGCGAAGTTATTCGTACCATCTATAAGGTTGCTGAGCAAGGTGCTGTTCAAAACACCGCTACTGCTGGTGTATTCGACCTCGACGTTGACTCCAACGGTCGTTGGTCAGTTGAGAAGTTCAAGGGTCTTTTGTTCCAAATCGAGCGTGATGCTAACGCAATCGCACAAAGAACTCGTCGTGGAAAGGGCAACATCATCATGTGTTCTGCTGACGTTGCTTCAGCACTGACCATGGCTGGTGTTCTCGACTACACCCCTGCACTCAACGCTAACCTTAACGTTGATGACACTGGCAATACTTTTGCTGGTACATTGATGGGCAAATTCCGCGTCTACATCGACCCATATTCGGCTAACCTCACTACCGCTAACGCTACTCCAGGTAACCAGTATTATGTTGTCGGTTATAAGGGTGCATCTCCTTATGACGCTGGCATCTTCTACTGCCCTTATGTTCCTCTCCAAATGGTTCGTGCCGTTGGTGAGAACTCCTTCCAACCAAAAATTGGCTTTAAGACCAGATACGGTCTTGTTGCTAACCCATTTGCAGAAGGAACCACTCAGGGTCTCGGTAGAATGCAACTCAATGCTAACCGCTACTACAGACGTGTTGCTGTTAAAAATCTCATGTAATTTTACATGTAGTTTTCGAGGATCCCTTAAGGGATCCTTTTTTTATAAATAAAAATGTAAGAATAGATTGTGAACAATGCCAAGACCCGTTACAAATACTTCTGGATACTATGGTGATGGGAGAACGAAAAGAAAAGCAGAAAATCATAGAATAAACGTAATGATGCGTAGAGATAATCACAAGCAACAATTAGTTGAGCATTTTAATAATAAATGCAAAGATTGTGGAAATAGTTTTCCAATTTGTTGTTATGATTTTCATCATATTGATCCATCAAAAAAATCATTTGAAATTGCTCCAAGATTAGATGGAAACATTGAAACAATTATGGAAGAAGTTGCTAAATGCGTGATGATTTGTTCCAATTGTCATCGTATTAGACATTATAAGGAGAAAAGAAATAAATAGTTTAAAAAAACAATGGCACCTCAAATTGAAAATAGGAATTTTTTATCTCCTACAGGATTTAAATTCACTCTGAAAAAAAGTCCTAAGGTTGCATTTTTTTGTAATGAGGCAAATATTCCAGATTTAAATCTTGGTATTGCAGTACAAACTTCATATCTAAAAGATATTGATCTTCCTGGTGATAAAATAGTTTTTGGAGATCTGAATTTAAGATTTTTAGTTGATGAAAATCTTGAAAATTATATGGAAATTCAAAATTGGATTCGTGGTCTTGGATATCCAGAAAATTTGCAACAGTTTGCAGACTTGCAAAATCAGGGATTAATTCGAGGTAATTATACGCAAGATAGACAGAACATATATTCTGATGGAACTCTTCAAGTATTAACAAGTAGCTCAATTCCAAATTTTCAAGTAGTATTTAAAGACTTGTTTCCATATTCATTAGGAACACTTACCTTTGATGCAACACAAACTGACGTTCAATACTTTACAGCAGACGTAGGTTTCAAGTATACTATTTACAGTATAACCGATCTTAGTGGCAGTCCTTTATGAGTATTGATCTTGATAAAATTCAAGAAATGTGGGAGAAAGATGCAAAGATAGATCCAGACAATCTACACACAGAATCTTTAAATATCCCTGTTCTTCATGCAAAATATTTTGACCTTTATAATACAATTTTTCTTCTAAGAAAAAAAGCAGAGCAACAGAAAAGAAATATTCGTCACGACAGGTATGAGTATTACTCTGGAAAGGCTGATCCAGAAACTTATGTAGAAAATCCTTTTCCAAAGAAAATTAGAGATAAGGATACGATGCAAAAGTATCTTGATGCAGATGAAAGACTTTCTAGTGTATGTTTGAAAATTGATTACTATGATACAATGCTTGCTTACTTAGAAAGTATTCTCAAAGTCATTCAAAACAGAACATATCAGATTAAGAATGCAATCGAGTTTATGAGATTTAATGCTGGATTAGGGTAAATAAATATACTTAGATGAATGCATCTAAGTGACGAATACGACCAATCTGGTTATAAGCAAATCAAACGAAGTATTTTTAAAAATAAAAACAGAACCTCATATTGAATATGAACTGAGAGATCATTTCAAGTTTGAGGTTCCTGGCGCAAAATTCATGCCTCAGTATAGAGGTAGAAATTGGAATGGAGAAATACATCTATATGACATGAGGTCCAAGCAGATTTATGTGGGGCTCTTGGATAAGATTGTCAATTTCTGCGAACAGTACGGATATAGTTATAAGTTTGAAGATAATAAATTCTACGGACAACCATTTGAAGTCAATGATATGATTTCATATGAAGGTGTCAAAGATTATATGAAATCTATTTGCACACATTCTCCTCGGGATTATCAAATAGAGGGAGTATTCGATGCTCTAAAGCACAATAGAAAACTATTGATAAGCCCCACTGCGAGTGGCAAATCTCTGATGATTTATTCAATCGTGAGATATTATGAGAACAAAGGGCAAAAAATCCTTTTAGTTGTCCCAACGACATCTCTTGTAGAGCAAATGTACAAGGATTTTGAGGATTATGGTTGGGATGCTGAGACATATTGTCACCGAATTTATTCTGGTAAAGAGAAGACAAATGAATTTCCAGTTACGATTACTACTTGGCAATCTGTATATAAACTGGACCGTTCATTCTTTGAAGACTATGGTGTTATTATAGGCGATGAAGCTCATTTATTCAAGAGCAAGTCATTGATTGAAATCATGACTAAACTTCATCATGCAAAATATAGATTTGGTTTTACAGGAACACTTGATGGAACTCAAACACATAAATGGGTTCTGGAAGGATTGTTTGGGCCATCATATAAAGTAACCAGAACTGATGAATTGATGCAGCAAGGACATCTTTCTCAGTTAGATATTCAGTGCCTTGTTCTCAAGCATCCGCCACAAAAGTTTGAAAAATATGAAGATGAAATACAGTATTTAATTTCTCACGAACAAAGAAATAAATTTATTACTAACTTAACTCTTGACTTAAAGGGAAATAGTCTTTTACTTTTTAGTCGTGTAGAAGCTCACGGAGCAGTGCTTTTTAATCAAATAAATACTAACAAGCGAGGTGATAGGAAAGTCTTCTTTATTCATGGTGGCGTAGATACAGAAGAAAGAGAACTGGTAAGGGAAATTACAGAAAGAGAAAACAGTGCAATCATTGTTGCTTCTTATGGAACTTTTAGTACTGGAATCAATATTAGAAATCTGCACAATGTTATCTTCGCTTCTCCTTCAAAATCCAGAATCAGGAACCTCCAATCAATCGGAAGAGTTTTAAGAAAAGGAAAGAATAAAACAAAAGCAGTCTTATACGATATTTCAGATGACTGTACTTCTAACTCAAGAAAAAATTATACACTAAATCATCTCATTGAAAGAATTAAAATCTATAATGAAGAGAATTTCAATTATGAGATAATCACTATACAACTAAAGAAATGATAGAAGACGATTTTTACGCAACAGTTAAATTAAAATCAGGTGAAGAAATATTTGCCAAAGTTGCTGCTTCTGAGGAAGAAGACAGAACTATGCTTATCGTTTCAAATCCAATTATGATATCTGAGGTTAAAAGTAGAATAGGAATAGTTGGATATAAATTTGAACCTTGGTTAAAGACAACTACAGAAGACATGTTTATTATTAACTTGCAAGATGTACTGACTCTTTCAGAATCTTCTGATATTGAAATGATTATGATGTATCAATCTTATGTTCGTCAATCTTATAAAGAAAAAAGAAATCAATCTAAACCAAATCGTAGAATGGGATATATTGCTAATGTTAATGATGCTAAAGAGATCTTAGAGAAGCTCTATAAAAGTAGCTAGACCTAACTTATCAACCCTGACAAAGGTTATTATACACAGTTTCAGACACCTTGTCAACTATTTAATTAAGTGTTATAATATCTACATAATAATGATAAAAACTTATGATAAGCACAGCAGTCATGGCCAAGAGAAAGAGGTCAGAGCATTACGTTAATAACAAAGAGTTTCTTGCAGCACTCATTAAATATCGTGAGGATGTTGAAATCACCTTTATTCAAAAGAATGGCAGAGAACCGACAAAAGAAGATAGGTCAAAAAGATGGGATACCAAACCTCCCATTCCAAGATACATTGGAGAATGCTTTCTGAAGATTGCAAATCACCTATCATTCAAACCAAACTTTGTCAACTACATGTTCAAAGAGGACATGATTTCTGACGGTATTGAAAATTGTGTGCAGTACATTCATAATTTCAATCCAGAGAAGTCCCAGAATCCTTTTGCATATTTCACTCAAATTATTCACTATGCTTTTCTCCGTCGTATTCAGAGAGAGAAGCGTCAACTGGAAATCAAAAATAAAATTCTTGAAAAATCTGGGTTCAGCGAAGTCTTTACAGATGACAACACTATTGACGGAGGGAACTATTCCGACTATAATAGCATCAAAGACGGCGTACACTCCAAACTTCGTTACTGATGAAAGTTGCTATCATTACGGATACTCATTATGGTGCCAGAAAAGGTTCTAAACTTTTTCAGGACTATTTTGAACTCTTCTATAAGAATGTGTTTTTCCCGACGCTGGAAC